ATAGGATTTCCCGCAGGCTCTTGCTTCAGCCAGTCATCGATAGGATTTCCCGCAGGCTCTTGCTTCAGCCAGTCATCGATAGGATTTCCCGCAGGCCCGCCATAGATATCTGGCGTCTCTGCGGAAGCTCCATCTTTTTGCGCAAGCCAAGCATCAATATCTGTAATATCGGCCATGTCACTTCACCCCGAGCAGGGCACGGACGCGAGCGTGATTATTGGTAGCGAGAGCGCCCGCAAGGTTTTCGACTAAATCGTCTGTCCCCGTCCCAGGCTTTATATCCCTAAGTTTCCCCCTGATGGCGTTGAGCATGGGGAGGGGGATATCCTCCACGTTAACACGGAAAAAAGCCATCTGTTTAGGTGAGAGGCCCTTAACCTGTGCAGCAAGAGCCTCTTTGCGTGACCTGGAAAACCCAGAGAAATCAGGAAAGCGCGAGAAATCGTCCATAGCAATAGAGCCCGCAATGTTCTCAATCAAATCTTTTGTTTCAACAAGTTCTTTAACCTTAATATATCTCTTTATACTTTGGAGTATTACGGGGGGTATCTTATCTTCCTTAACACGCGCGACAGCAAGCTGTTCCGGCGAAAGCGCCCTAAACTGAGCAGCAATCCCTTCAAAAGATTCCTCCCCCTTGTCGGGTACTAGCCCAAAGAAGGTAGTATTGCTTGGGTCGGCTACGATAGGTAGAGACAGCCGCATAGCTTCAGTCTTAATGTCAAGGCGAGAAGGCTTCTTATCCTCGCTCTGTATGTAGTTGTATATGAAAGACGCCATCTCGTTATTTAGCGCTTGAACTTGACGGACCTCTGTTGCGCTTGCGCTTGCGTTTTCCTTGAAGGCGTTAAGCAGACTTTGCGGAGCGTGATCTCGCAACACGCTCTCACCCGTCTCGTATATCGCTTGGTTTTCCTCTAAGTCTTTTAGAATGCCTTGCGCATCACCAATAAGTTTAGAAGCAGTGCGAACCTCAGTTTCCGTTAGTTTAGCGCGTTTCTCGTCGAGGTTTACTTTAGCACGCTCTCTTAGGGGGAGCATACGAATGGAGTGCAACGTCTTCCCGTCTGACACGCGCGCATAAATCGCTCGCTTACGAACTCGATCTTCTGCGAGTTGCAGCGCGTTCATAAGAGGCCCATTACCAGAGATAAGCCTAAAACCTTCTGGGTTCGATATAGCAAACGCATCGAGAGATTTCCCCTCCCACACCCAAGCATACGCCGCAGCAGACACTTCTTTCAACTGATCTTGTTCTGCTAATCGAATTTCTGCATACCGCACCTTCAGACGCGAAACAACTTCATCACGCAGCTTTGCATCCTTAATCTCAGCGCGAGCCTTCTCCAACATCTCGGTCTCTGGTAAGTTTAGTGCAAAATATTCATCAACTTTTTCTTGCGCTTGCGCACGAAACACCCCAGGCTCAAGCATCTGCTTAATCTCAGCCCGAGCAACCCCGTCGATACGATCCTTGTTTGCGTCATATATAGCTTGCGCCGCATGAGGGTCTTGCCGAAGTGCCGCCACGATAACGCTACGTAAGATATGCGTTTGAGATTTCTCTACCTTGTGGTTAACCACTTCGGAAGACCAGCCGCGACGTTTTCCCATATCGACAACCTCAGCCCGCGCAGTAGCGAGAGAGACAGCAAGCACCCTTGGGTCGAACGGGCTCGCCGCTGCATCGTCCGCAGCTTCACTCTGGCGTGCCTCAGAAACCGTATCATTGGCCGCTTGCCGTTGCGTCTCGTAAAACCGCACAGCAGAAATGAGTTCGCGCTCCTGCCGCCCAAGCGACGAAGCGTCAAACATATCTTTAACGCGCCCATTCTTAGCCTGCTCTCCCAACGCTTTTCGCGTCTTTTCAAGCTGCTCGACCATGCCGGGGTGCGCATCAACCGCAGCCTGCCCTCGAAGCGAATAATACCCAGGGTTCTGCTCAGTGCCGTCGCCGTACCCAATGCTTCGAAGTGCGGAAGAAAACTCTACATCGAGAGCTTTAGCATCCCGCTCGTTATCTTCCGCCTGAAGCTTGAGTACGTTCTGGCTAAGAAGGTCTCCCGCGCCGCTAACAACGTCCCCAACGCCTTCAAGAGCCTTCCCTTGCGCGCCCCCAAAAGCCGATACGTTCGCTCCACGCGCGCTGTCGAAGACCGGTGTAGCGGGACGGAGAGCTACAGAGCCTCCAGGCTTAGCGGTAGGAACAGTAGGCATCACGAGACCCCCTCACGACGATAATTGTACCACCTGTCCGCCACTTTAGCACCGCCCCCAAGAACCGTAGAGAACGACTGTGTAACGGAAGCTCGCTTTGCGCTACGCCCCGAAAGCTCTTCAAGCCTAGCTTCACTTCCAAAGTTTGCCCCACGCTGGCGAAGCTCTAAAGCCTCACGCTCTGTGTTACTGCGAATAGCAAGAAGATCAAGCGTACCCATAGCGGATGTATCAGTGATGAGATCAAGAGCGCTGTCCCGATCTACGAGAACGCCATTCGCGGCCAAGGCAGCGCGCTGTGCCCCAATCAGTTGGCGCGTCTCAAGCGCCTTTCGAGTAGCTGCTACACGCCCTCGATACTCCGCGTCCTCAGCAGCACGATCAGCAAACACTTTGTTGTTGCGTGCGACCGCAGCACGATAGTTCCCCTGCGCTTGCGCTGCACGGCCTGCTTGAATTTGTCCAGCTGCGCTGAAGGTGGTGCCCGCAGCGAGCAAACCCACAGAAGCGAGACTAGCGTTACACATCTAAACCCCCTAGATGGAAAGGGTGGAAAGGGAGGCTATCATACCCCATCTTAACAGGCTCTTCAATCGTAAACCCTAACCACGCAAGCCAGCGAACGGAGAGCTTATTACGCGCGTCTACGTAGTTAAGCATGTGAGGATACCTGAGTTTCCACGCAGACACCACACGCTTGCTGGCACGCAATACCTCAAAAACGTGATCGTACACGCCGTCTGTCCCGAGCGCCCAAGGAGAAGCAAATTGACCAAGGACCGTCAACTGACCTACGCCAAAGACGTAGAAAGGCCCGTGCTCATCCGCAGCAACCCGTAGGGTGCCACGTGATACCTCCATAGAGTGTTGGAGCGCCTCAAGAGGCGCGTACCGCGAGAGGGACCATACCTCGTCTCGATCAGCCTGCCGCATATGTTCTGCGAGATACTCCATATCGCCTAGATGATAGGTGCGAATATTAAACATCTTCGTCCCCTACCTGTATATCGGGGACCGAAGCAAGAACGGTCATAGGTAGCGGATACCGTTGACGCATCCAAACACGCCCATTTGTGTTCCACTCGCTAAGAAGAGTGATCTTCTTGTCGCCCGTCAGCAGAGCAGTAGGATCGCCAAGCTTCTCGTACTCACGCTGCTTCATCTCTACGAGAGCGTCTTCGTCAGGACCGATGAAAAGCCCACGTGATTTCTCAAAACGAACAGTAACCGCTGGAATGACTTTCGCTTTCCCTTGGATAGTGCCCTCAGGGGCTTCAACATCCAGCGTCACTATGTCGGAAACAAAAGAGAGACCAACGTGAACGCGGCTAAACTTACGAGGCAACGTAATCGACCCGCTGGCGACACTTAAACCGGAGATCACGTTACCGTCAGCCAGTACAGCAACCTCTTCACCCTCAAGAAAGTTCAGCCCCCTCACAACAGTTACCGCTTTCCGAGCGGTGCCCCCGCTAACGTAAGCATTAAACGCAGACCCGTCAATGTCGTTCCCGTCGCTGTCGTTCAGTTCAAACGTATTAGCAGTTTTGTTAGCTACCGTGTACCGACGAGTGTTCAACTGGTCAGGCTGCGTACTCGTCGCATCTGCATCTACGTCAGCAACCCACGTGATATCGAAAATATCAACTTCATCGTCATCCGAAAACCCATGAGCCGTCGCAGATATTACCACGGGATCAGCAGCCGTTGCGTTTGTGATTGTCACAGGGGCATCGTATGACGCCCCGCAATCCACAAAGAAAGCATCGCGCACGTCTGTAAACTGACGAGAATGCGTAACCTCTATGTGCCGAACCGTCTCACCGTTGATGGTGCGTTGGATGACAAAATAAATAATATCTTCCGCTTGAGTGGCAGAATGCTTCAGCGTAGCGCACGCCTCATACTTACCGTTCGTGTCCCACGTACTCCAGGCCACTACTTCCTGCTCCGACTGGAAGGTTAAGCACACGAGAGTGCCGTCGCTCATCACGTGGTAGATGATGGGGTCGGGGGCACTCGCGTAAGTCCAGTCGTCTATCGTTTTCTCTTCGAAGAGGTGGTTAGCGAACAGGCTTAGCTGAGACCCCGTGTACCCGTCGCGCTGTAGCTTGTACTTAAAGCTCCGCACACTCGCTTGGTTCTCAGTAACAAACAGCACCTCTTCGCCCGCAATGATCGGACGTAAGTGCGAGCACCCCCAATCTGACTGAACCTTCTGCTTGATCGTGCTAGTCGTAAAAGCGTTATCAGAAGACCCAGAGTTTACGCGCCACTCCGCTCCGCTCGTGAACACGAGAAGATCATTCAACGGCACATAATGCCGAATGTCGTTCACCTCCCGAGCGTTCAACGTGACTGTGATAGCGTCATCTGCTTGCGCAGGGATCGAGTTAGACAGGTTGTTAGGTCGGCCCGTCTGGCAGTAGTACGAGGTATCCGGGTTATTAAGCGTCCCCCCAAACACTCGGCGCTGCTCGTAATAGGAGACCGCACCTGGGTAATTGTTCGCATTCCGAAGGGGATCACGCGCACGCGGAGGCGAGATATCCAAATTGGAAGCGAAGTCGTCGTCAAGGAAAGACACTAGCTCTGTCTCCCCAATCAGCCCGTACAACCCGTTGTCTTCCCGGTACACAGCATATCTCTGCGCACCCGATACAGCCGTCCACGTGACAGTGTTATCAGGCGTGGCGTTACCGTTCGTAATCTCGACAAACGTCTGGTTCGCCGTACCTCCGCTAGAGTACGCAGTGTACGCCGTGCTATCTTCCCCCTCTAGCTCAAATGTATTTGCAGCTTTATTAGCCACTGTAAACTGCCGCTCATTAACTTCCGTCATCCCCACAACGCTGTCGATATACACTTCATCGCCATCAGCAAAACCGTGCGCCACTGCGGTAGCTACAGCAGGGTTAGCCGCAGTTAAGCCCGTGATGTTTTTACTGGTGTTATTTAGCCCCGGCAGGCTCTCTTCATTAGTGTCTTCCGCAGTCGAAGTCACACGGTACCGAACAGTCACCGCAGCAGGCGTACCCGCTGTCACAGTCTGGCCTGTGGGTCGCGCAGCATCAGGGATAAATTGCGCGTCCGCGATTGTCCAAGCCGCGTGGCCCGTTCGCGTAAGCTCTTGCGTTCTGTAAGAGGGATGCGTCAGCGTCATCGTGTCTGCCGACTGCGTAAACTTCAACTCAGCGAGATCAGCTTGCGCATAGAGCGTAGTAATCTCGTACACCTTAGCGGCCGTACCCGCTGAAGAATACGCAGTGTACGCGGACCCATCGATATCGTTCCCCGTCACTTGGTCAGTCAATTCGAAATCGTTTGCGTTCTTGTTCGCCACAATAAACCGGCGAGTGTTCAACTCGATCATCCCCACAACGCCGTCGATGTAAACCTCATCCCCATTCGAGTACCCGTGCGCCACAGCCGTCACCACAACAGGATCAGCAGCCGTCGCGCCCGTGATGTTTACTGCGGTCTCAAGCACGTGTCCCCCGTCACGCATAACACGCATATACGTGGCCCCAAACTCCAGCATATACGTGTCTGTAGTCTTAAACCTAAAAGGAATTATGCGGGCAGCATACGAATGTTCTTTCGTGGGGCCGAGGAAAGTTTTACCGGGGCGATTGCTAATACCCCCAAAAGCGCGAACGATACAGTTCCGCGCTTTCCGTAGCGCGACATGGTACATCTCTGTATCCACGCGCCCATACAGGGCGGGTGCGATCTCTCCCCGAGCGAATGAAGGCTGGATGAAAGTGCTCATGCTGTCCGCGCCCTAATCACGTCAGCATCCCGAGGCGCACGCCCTTGGGCCGACATCGCGTCATACGCAGGCGCTTGTATCGCGAGCCTGTCGAAAATCCCCAGCATGACACTCTTTAGCTTACTAGAGCCTGTGATCTTCTGTGCGATAAACGCGGCCAGTCGATAGGAAAAAGTATCGATGAAGTGGGGCGAGAACATATTCGGGTCCGTCTGATCGAACGTATAGACCAGCACAGCATCCTCTTCGTCCGTTACGATTGTGAGGCGTGACCCGTCATCGTTTGTCTCCACGTCGTAGGGAACCGGATCAGCGGCAACTCCGAAGGGGTTCTCGATCCACCGGGGCTTTACGCAATCGGCGGGATACTGGTACCGATAAGCCCACTCGTTTGTGGGTGCGTCGTCGTTGTCGGTAGACAACGTGGTCCGTTTGCGCGCGAAAGTCCAATTGTGAGCCGCTAGCGTCTCCAGCCTCGCGAGATCGATAAACAAGTTACACACCTTAGCCTCCGCAGTATCCTCCGTGAGGCTCTCGATAGAAGTAGCCGCAGAGAGGTTTGCGAGCGCCATACGTGCAATTTTAACTGTACTGAAGATCGACATAGAAGCCTCCGCTGGGGCGTGATATCACGTGATACCACGCCCCTCCTGAAGGTTAGAGCCTACCGATCCTGCTGCACCTCGACATAATCGACAGTGAGCACGCGCTGAGCCCCTGAGCGGTTCGCTACCGCGATGCAAGGGGTCAACGCAGTAGAAACAGTCACAGCGCTAGCAATCGCACCGCCTGTGATCGCCTCACCGTCGATGTAGCCCTGCACAGCGCCCTCCGCAGTAACATCCACGCGGACAACGACATAGGTACCGTTGACAGGAGCGGAACCTGAGTGACCCGCATCCGTATCAGTATTGGCCGCAACGCCCCCGTGGAAGAACTCATCGGTGGTGCCGTCGGTGTCAAACATGACGCCAACCGCATTAGCAGCATCGCTATCGATAGTGTCAGCGCTAGCAGTCTTAAAGATCGGCAACTCTACCGTAGACGAGATCGTGTCAGTGAACCCGACAAAGAAAGCGACCGAAGTAATGTCGTCGATCTTGACCCGAGCCTCGATGCTGAGACCCCCCTGGTTCGCTTTCCAAGAAGTGTTGACGCCCGTAAGCAGCGTAGCGTTAGCACCATGCGCGCCGTCGTCGCTTGCAGACTTCAGCGTGATCTCACCGTTGACCGAAGCGGCCACCGTAGTAGCCACCTCATTAGCAGTGCCACTGCCCGCAGTCGAAGACCAGAAATCCGCCGGTCCAGCATCGGTGATGAGCCACGTGCCGTAGAAGTCATCGCGGAAGTTGAACTTCTGCGAAAACAACGACACCGCGCCAGTGGCAGTGAAAGCGCCATCGACGATCAACGCGCCCGCATACTGCCGCCCCGCTTGGGTCTGCGTAAACAAGAGATTACCATACTCATCGTGCCGTCGCTCGATTTGATAATCAGCATCAGAAATAGAGTACGTAGACGTACCACTGGTGTCCACGGTACAGTTGAGCCGCAGGCGCTCCCCGTGCTTAATGGTCGTATACGTCTCGCCCACGGTCGCATTCGCGGTGGTCCACGGACCCGCCACCACTTCCCAAGACCCAGAACCCGGAGAACCCTGCTCACGCTCCATCTGGATAGTTTGGTTGTAAGTGCCAGAGATGGAGATGGTGACCACCTCGCCCTTCTGCTGCAAAGCTAGTGTAGCGCTCTGCCCCGTCGAAGTGAATGTACTAGAAACAGTCGTCATGGCTTACGCCTCCTTTTTACCGCCCCGGCGAGAGCGCCGAGACGCAGGCTTAGGCTTGGGATCAGCTTCACCCTCTTCACGCGCGAGAGCGTCAGCAAACTCTTTCTGCCGCTGGCTTGCAGGCTTACGCGCCTCCAAGTTTGCATCAGCAGTCTCTTCAGCCTCTTCATAAGCCTGCTGTACTGCTTTCGCAGCCGCAACTCCGATATCTTCATCAGCAAGAACCGGGTCTTCAGCCTTCGGAGGCTCAACCTCTTCATCAGGCTCCACGATCTTTGCGGTTGAAGGTATATCATCCCTGTACTTGTCAGGGACGCTCTCATGTCTGCCCTTGCTGAAATGCCGAGCGAGCTTCCCGCCAGGGCTGAACCATCCAAACTTGAAAATCACTATCATGCTCGATCTCCCTAACCGGAAGGTGGGAGACAGGTATCACGTGATACCTGTCTCTGCCCCTCGCCCTAGTTGCTGGCGTCCGCGTAAGACTGCCAAACCGCACCCTCCAGCGTCAGAAAGGCGTTGATCGTCATGTCGTCTTCCTCTTCCGCCGCTGGGAGGACGAGAAGGCCGAGATACCGCTCGTATCCAGTGCCGCCCGCAGTGCCACCCGCAGGCAAGGGAAAGACAAAGGTCTTACCCGCCGTAAGCTGCGCCGCCGTGAAAACGTCAGTCGCGAGGTGCCGCGTCTCGGTGCCGTCTACGGCGATAGCAGCCGCAGCGTCGGAAGCGAGGATGAATTGGGTTGTGCCGGTTCCGCCGCTGCCACCGTCCGCTGCCGTAACCACCTGGATCACCAAATACAGCGGGGGAGAGCCGGGTAGATCACGAGCGATACCCAGATCAATCACGTCACCCACGAGGGTCAAGGTGGTGCTAAGGCCATTGGCCGCAAGCTCGTCGCCAAACTCAAGTCGTTCGTCCATAATCATCGCACGTCTCCTTCTCTCGCGGCCACGCTACATTTACGTGGCCGCTATTTCATCGCTCGCGGCTTACGTGACCCGCGCCTCGTCCGCGCTCAGCGCATCGCAACGCCGGATCGGAATTTCATCGAAGTGGACTGTCCTGCGCCCACCGACATTCTCGACCTGGAGGGTCGAGTTCTGCACCGCAGCAGCAAGCTGTTGCCGAAGTTTCGTCCGAACAGTCCGCGACATATAGAACACCGGACGCCCTGAAGTCAGACTAGGCGGCAACTCAAGGGCCTGGAACATCAGATTTGGCAGATGCGCACCAGACGAAAACGCACCTGAGGTATAGACAAGGCTGAGCAGCGACTTGTCGATGTTACAGATGCGAACGACATAACGCCAGTCAGGAACCGTCAAACCAGTGTCCCACTTGAAATGGGTCCGGTAGCCTTGCATCCGACCGTCGTTGCCGTCTACGTTCTCGATAGTGACCTCGCCCAGGTCTTCCACCTCAAGGCCGCCCTTAGAGCCCTTGGGGACAATGCCGTGGATCGTATTCGGACCCCAGACCACCAGCCAGATCGAAGCATTATCAGTGCCCGTGCCGCCCCCGTCAATAATGTTGTCCGCGTTCTCAGCGCTAAGGTCATTAAAGCGCGGCGAGAGGCCGGTAAACGCCTCAGGCTCAGTGTTCTCGTTGCCGAAGATCAAGGTCTCAACAAGTTCCTGGTTCATACCCTCGATGTGAGGCCGAGCTTCCGACAGGCGGAACGCAGCAGTATTGTCGTTGAGCTTAGCGAGAGCCTTATCAACTTCCGCATACGCCTCCAACATACCACAAGTGTCAACAACCTTCGCAGTCGTGGACTTAGTGGGCTGCACGCCTCCGTACATCTTACGCCACGTCGGCGCGGGCAGGCCTGTGCGCACAGTAGACTGATGCCCGGTAGCAAGATTACCCTCGACCCAAGTCATGTCGTCAAGAATTTCGTTCGTCTCGTTCAAAATCTCCGCAATAGCGGCGATCTGACCATTTGGGTCCGTGCGGGTAGCAAGGTCCAGAAGGGTCGGATTAGTTGCAGCTAAAGTAGCCATCACTTAACTCCCTTTCCGTGAGTGGGGAACAGACGATCAGCTTGGTTCTTCTGTTCCTCGCTAGGTTTACCGCCAAGGCGTAGCTTGTCTTCTGAAACCAACTGCCCCGCCTTGGCAAAAGTGCGGATGATTTCAGGGTGGTTCCCGAGGCCGGTTGCATCAAGAAGCTCCCGAACCTCTGGAGCAGCGAAGGTGTCGAGAAACGCAATCGAGTGCCGAACGCTTTCATCAAACTTCGCGCCGCCGATCTCAGGATCAGCTTTTGATGTATTAAGCCAGTCTGCGCTCTGCGCAGCGAAAGCTTCATCCTGCGCTTTGATAGCATGTTGTGTGTGCTCAGCGTGAGCCGTCACAAGTTTCTGCGCCTGCTCCTGCGTAAGCTTAAGTTCTTTCGCAATTGGCACAAAGTTATCAAAAGCGCCTTGATCGAACTCCATCCCCTCCGAAAGAGTAAAGCTCTCATATTTCTCAGGTGCACCCTCAGCCACCTTGTCAGCGTCAGCCACCTTGTCAGCGTCAGCCACCTTGTCAGCGTCAGCCACCTTGTCAGCGTCAGCCACCTTGTTAGCGCTGAGAGCCGTCCCCTCTTCCCCCGCATCCGTCAATTCTTCAGTCATACCTCGCTCCAATCTGTCTCTGTCGATCCTCATCCTCGTTACGCATAAGTATATCGACATTACGTTGCACAGTCAACACGTCCAACAAAATTTCAGAGCCTATGCTACGTCTTCCCTCAAGCCAAGCCGTAGTATGCGTGTTCTCGCCTTGAAAAGAAGCAGTAAATACCCCGCACTTCGAGAGGATGCGATGAATTACCGCCCTTCCCTTCGGGTCAGCTAGCACAAACTCCAGGTTCTCTTGGTCCCAAAGCTCCGCAAGACTGGCCCGCTTCTCGCGCTCTTGTAGCTCTTCCTCTTCATCCTCAAAACTTGTTGATCCTCTCAACAGATCAGCCGCCATATCACCCATTACGATCTCCCCGCAAAGCGCGACAACACGTTATCGTCATCTAGCTTACTGTTCGCCGCCGCCTGTCCAGCGTTAGCAAGCGCTTGCATAGTCTCAGTCTGCTGCTGTGCTAGCGCAGCTTGCTGCTCAGCCTGACGCTGCTCAGCTACAATATCGTCAGGTACGATAATCCCCGGAGGCGTACCGATAGCTTGCGCGTACTCACCCACCGCTTGATCCGCATTAAACTTCTTCCCGTCGCTAAGCTGGGCCGCAACAAGACTGGTCGTGAAAGCGGCCACGCGCTCGATACCCGTAGTGGCTACCGCACGCTGCGCCATAGCGAGCGCGGAGATATAGCGCACCTTTAAGGGCTTGCTCTGAAGCTCCTTAGGTGCGTCGGGAAGGACACCCGCCCGGTCGCACTGGTTGAAAACGCGCGTGACTGCTTGGTTCAGAAGCTCACCGTGAAGCTGCTCCAAGACGGGGCCTAATTGGAGCAGACGCTCCTGGTTACGCTCGCTAAGCTCCATCTGATTACGCGGCTGAATACCCTCCATCGCCGTAATCGCGAGAAAGAGGTTGACATAGAACGCATCGTCGATACGCCTCTCAACTGCGTTGATATCTTCCATCATCCCCCGAAGATCGGGAGTAACCTCATACACGGGGCGCAGCCCCCTACTGTCCGGCCCTGTGTCGTAGAGGTTGATCCCCCCAGGCAAACTAGACACTGGCCGGTTCTGAAGGCTGGTGGGTCCGTGGAGCGGCGGGTTCACCTGCTTGTCGATCGCTTGCGCCTTCCGACGCTCTTCCATCTGGAGGCCCTTAATATCCCCCAGCGCAGTCATAGCGGGACAGTTCGTTGCGTAGATATCTTCGCCCGTCAACTCCCAACGAGGGGTATACACAGGAAACTCATAGAACCCAGACTGCTCTAGAAACTTATCCTTATCGTTATTCCCCGGCTCGTAATACGCTGAACGAAACGCTGCATTACGTATCCCCACTCTACCCGCATCCGCACGAGGATTAGGCGTAATAATATGCACAACCGGATACCAAGCGCCATAGTCTCCCTTATCGTACTTATCTTTGACCGACATACTGACGTTGCTCTTCCCAAACTGGCCGATAAGCTGCTCGACCGTAGCTTCATACTCGCGAGCAAAGGTACGAACTTGAAAGCGCTCATTCTGGTCGATCATATAGCTACCGGCTGTGTGCGTATAGAAACGCGCAACATCATCAAAATCGTCCACGTGGAACATAGCCCCCGTGCCGAAGAGTACAAGCTCTTCCAGCAATGTCGGGACCATGTTATAGAAATTGCTGTCGTTAAACACCTCCAGAATGATATCGCGCACCTTATAGAGCCACGTCTGAACTGCGTGGTTTTCCAGCAACGCCTTATCGTAAGGTACGAGAAGAAACCAAGGTCGCGAGGGAGACATAGTGCCAGACAGAAGGCCCGCTCGCGCGATACGAAGAGCCTGCGTACCCCTACTGTTGATTATGCTGGCCCAACGCCGATCACCCTTGTTCCGATCTGAGGTAAAGAACCGGCCACGTCTCGGTTTAATGAACTCCGCAACACTCTTCCAGTGGTCTATGAAACTTTGCCGCTCCGTCCGCAAAGACGATACGCGCCGCTGGTAGAAGTCTCGTAGCACTGTGTCAGCCATCAGAAGGCTCCTTGGTATCACGTGATACCACTAGCGACCAAGCAAACGCTTGCGCGTGGCGAAAGCAGGCGAGAGTATCCCCTGCGGGGAGGTAGCGATAGGCCGACTACGCCCTGCCGCCGCAAGCGCTCGCCGCCGTACGAGGTTACGACTAGCCGCGCTAAGGCTGGGCGCAGAAACCGGAGTTGAAGGTGTTTGTGTACGTCCAGGGCCCTCAGGCGGCGTAGGCGTAGGAGGCGTCGGCATCATCGCGGCCATTGCACCACCACCAGCCATACCCATACCCATCCCCGCAAGAAGGCCCGTGCCTCCTTCGCGAAGAGCGCCGATCGATGGCAGCGGGACGCCAAGCACCGTGCCGCCACTCGACCCTGAAGCAGGGGCTGAGGCATAGCCGGGGGCAGGAGGCGTGACGTTCGGCCACGGCAAGAAGGCGGGGGCCACAGCAGGGTTCGCGGGAGGCACAGAATGGCGCGCAGGCCACGGCAAGAAGGCGGGCTGTACGGCTTGTGATATGTCGGAGGCGTATGGGGGTGGAGCGCCCGTCCATACGTTATTGCCTTCCCAAGCATTTACCCCCGCCGCACCCGCCGCCGAGCCCGCCGCTTGCGTCAAAGCCATCGCTGGGTCTGCTCCCATAGCTGTCGCCCCTAGAGCGGTGCCCGCAGCCGTACCAGCTACGTTACCGACACCTAAAGCAGTGCCCACTTGGCCCCCGTAATGGCCCGCACCCGCAGTAACCGCACTCGCCAGGACCTCTTTAGTGCTTCCCCCCGCAAGCTTAGTGCCTAACGCAGACCCAGCGGCGGTCCCCCAGGGACCCGCATAAGAGCCTACCGCAGCGCCAACGGCAGGAAGCACCACTTTCGCAACTTTTTTCACTCCTGAAGAACACATCTACATCACCATTCTTGTTCGAGCGGGTCGTACTCGCTCTGGGCTTGCATCGGTGCTTGCTGAAGCTTAGCAAGCTGCGGATCGACGGCGAGGGCAACATCTTGAGCGAAGGTAAGCGCAAGAGCATCTGCAATATCGGGAGAAGCAAACTCACCCCCTAAACGCGCCTTCATATCGCGCTTACTTTCAAGACTAGTTTTATTGCCCAAGAGAGTATACGCATACTCTCTTTGGGTCAACTGATTGTTTAAGTCTACGCCCCCCTTAGAGTGCATCCCAGGTATCGCGAGACTGGTCTTGAGCGCGTCTTTCAACTCTCCCCACATCTCATCGACCTTAAAGCGGTAGGTTATCGTATCGGTGGGCTTCCCCCCGAAGCTGATACCTATCGTCGCATACCCCAGGTGGCGCAGGATATCGATCACGCCGCCGCCCACCCCCGTCTCATCAACAAAAATTGCGCTCGTGCTCTTACCTATCGTCTTGAAACGTTTAACGACTTCAATAACTTTCGCCGCAACCTGGACAGCATCTAAACCACGATACCGACCGTTTCCAGGCGTCGGTGCCCACGAACGCGCATCCATCCCCACGCGCGGATAGATAACAGTCTCGTCATCCCCGAACCGAGCCACGTCAACGCCGATAATGAGCGGGCTAAGAAGATCGACACCCGGCGCTTCCCGCTCCATCGCCTGCGTCACAATCTCAGTCGGGATAAACTGCTGAGACCCGGCAGAGGGGAAGTCCCCGCGCACCCGCACCTTACAGAAGTCGCTCTCTTCCCCATAGTCGTCTACCCACGCCTGAAGTCGCGCCTTGTTGGTGATCGCTACGTCGCGGCTGTCGATCTTCCGCACCCTATACCTATGCTTGAACTTGCCGATACAGTTCTCGAAAAAGCGCCCGCTGTTACGAGTGGGATTGCCGAAGTCGAAGGTCATAGGCTCCCCGTCCGTGGTACCCCCCTCTCGAACCTCGAAAATCTTATTGGAGATGTTACTAGCTTCGTCGAAGAGGTAGAACGGCGTCGAGTTGGCCGCGTGCAGCCCAGCGAACGCTTCAGAGTTCTCTTCTCGACACGTCTGCGCATCAACGCGCCACGTCTCTTTGTGGTCCTTATGGACGAGGGACATAGCCCCCCGCCCCGTGTTGTAGTCGAACCAGTGAGAAGTCAGAGATAACTTATGCCACTTCCCCGCCTCAGCCCAGGTTTTCGTCCGAAGCTGCTCAGCCGTGTTCGAGGTGACAACACCCTTAGCAAACGGGCGGGTATCCATGATGAACTTGATGAGCCACGCAGCTAGGGTAGACTTCCCGATGCCGTGACCCGAAGCCGTCGCGAACTGGATAGGATCGACCGCAGTCTGCCCATCAAACCCACGATCCTCGATCTCAGCCCCCAAGTCATCGAGAAATTCGCAAGCCCACTCATCAGGCCCGTACACGCTATCGAACCGCCCTCGATATGCCTCAGGAAGCTTAACCAACTGGACCGTTGGGTCCGTATCCCACGGGAACGCATACATAACGTAACCCAACGGGTCCGCGTAAAACTGCGACAGATCATCCGCTAGCTGTTCGTCGGGATTAAGCTCTTCCCCGTCTGTGGTATCACGTGATACCTCACTCATCAGTACCTCCGCCCCTCTTAATCCCCTACTCCTTACTCTTCTTCACCCGTGCTCTACCCTTCTGCAAACGCTCCACCAAGGACAGAGACCCCTTAACCGTCAGCTTGTCGTTGAACATACCGTAGACCCGCGCAAGGCTGTCGAGTGCCGCCTTCTTATCAGCGAACGATATCTTGTCGGGGGATTTATCCGTTGCGCCCTCGAACCTCGTGATGCACGCACGCTGATCGTCAGTCAAATCTGTGAGATCAAGAACCGCAGACCCATCCGGCTGTACCTCTAGAAGATCACCCAGGTTGGAGAACGCGATCTTAGCGTATTCCTCGATGATCCGAGAAGGAGTGACCGCACGCTTCTTGGCGATCTCATCGAGCCGCTTCTTGATCTCGGCCACCACACGGGGTCTCTTGAACACCTTAACAGCTTGAACGTGCGCGTGCGCATACCCGGCTTCCCGGCAAGCCTCTGTTTTATTCTTCAGACCACCCTCAAGGAAATACTCAACTGCGGCAAGCTCCATAAAGGAGATTTCCTTCTCGAACTTCTTCTTCGGTGGCTTCGGTCTCGCACGCTTACCAGCCATAATAAACCCTTTCATGTTGTGTCAGTCGGGGAGCAGAGCGAGGTTTTTACCCCGGTGCCCCTGCTCCCCGACCGACGCCCACGCTACCCGGTTAGCGCGGGAAAGGACTGGATTAGGTGCTCTAAGGCGGGGAAGAGACCTGAGCGCCCTGACATCCAGCCCCCACCAGTATATACGCACACGCGAGGGGAAGTCAATCGTAGTTTATTTTCTGGTATCACGTGATACCTCAAGTTTATTCTGCGGTATGAGGATAAGTTTATTCTGCGGTTTTATCGTTTTATTTTTTTTTATTTTCGTAAATCTCTTGCGGCCATCTGGACCTAACATACGCAATCGACCCCGCGCCGCCCCCAAAGTCGGTCGAGCGCAAGCCCACCCCCCCCCTCGCGAGAGATCCGCAGATACGCTCGGGCTGAGCGAGTGACGTGCTAGAGATGCCGCTCAGCGTGCGCACGCAACAAGCGAGCGCCAAGCGCTGAGCTATCGTTAAGCGCTAGAACGCTAGGGTTTAAGCACAAGATAGTAAATGCACGCTCCGGCCATGCTGGCGCAACATCAGGCTCGATCGACGCTAGAGCGCTCGATATGGGTTAATGTGCTAGCCATTGCTAACCTTAAATTAAGCGCTTGCGTATAATGCACACAAATGCTATAAGGTGTTTAGTTACTTGAGTTTAACCCAAGAATCGAGACACACTAGGGAGATCGCTATGAGCGACTACAACGGATGGACAAATTACGAAACCTGGAACGTCAACCTCTGGGTGGGCAACGACGAGGGCCTGTACAACGAAAAAATGCGCGTGCTTCGTCGCAGCCATGAGGTTTCAGCCAAAACCGTCCGAGAATTTTTCGCCGAAGTGATGGGCGGGACAACCCCAGACCTCGACAGCCTTCAGGAGAACGGCGAAACCGTTGACCCCATCAACTTCGACGAGATCGCCGAGCATTGGGAAGACGAGCGCCTAGACATGGAAAAGTTGGCCGCGATCGTGTTCTGAGAGGCATAGCCATGAAACTCAAGCCACGAAAGGAAACGACATGCCTGATATAGCGCCACGCTCAAGTGACGTTGCGAGCGATAGCTTTCTAATCTTCGCGACCGACGTGTTGCCCGAAGTGACGTGTTCAATCCTCAAAACTAACAATATCCCCTTCCGCGTGCTGTCGGGGCGATACGCTGGAATTGATGAAGTGTCTTATATAGTGAACGCTAAGCATCACCCTGAACTATCTGCAAAGTTTGGAACCGTGCTGTGGGGAACTCAAGAAAGTGTTCTCATACTCGGACCCATCGACGACTTGCTGTCGCTTCGCCCCGCGATCCTACATTACTGGGATGAAAGCGAACAATTCCCGGACTTCCTGGGCTACTTTCAGGAAGCCTCAAAAGACGAAGCCGAAAACGCGCTAGCCTTCACCTTTGATCCAGAAGAGCACTTGGCCGAAGAGCGCGCCAAAGATCGCGCGAAATGTGAAGCGCTAGGCGTCACAGTTCACCATCCGAGGCCACTCGGACGGTACTACGTTTGCAAGCCTGTCTCCCGCGAAACCTTACGTAAAGTGAGGATTAACTAGCTAGACATTCAACCTTGCGAGCGATAGGTAATCGCTCGCGCTATTGAGTGCCTGCCAAACCGCAACCGAAAAGGAAGGAATAATGTATTCTAAGCATCAACCGATTATCTCTCGATATGCGCGAGCATGTCCCGAGAACCTAGCGCGTGTTATGCAGTTCGTCATAATCACTGCGCAAACACGCCTATACAATGTCCCTGCTAATGTCGAGACCGCCGAACAAGGTGGCGACGAAGCATTAGGCGTTCTCTATGGATGGAAGCTTGCCGCCTACGCTAATGCCTATATAAACCGCGAGCGTAACTACTCCTACTTAGAGTTTACGTTCGCGCAAGAAGACTGGTCAATCCGCGAGCGAACGGAAATCATGCTTGAATATGTCGCAAGCTTGCCCGGCTTTGGTCCGGCCAAAGCAGGCTTTGTCTTACAACTTACCTATGGGTTAGCAGGGTGCATGGACACTCATAACCTGAAGCGCTTCAACATGCCCTTGCGCGTCTTCGACAACTATTGTCAGCGCAAGTCTATCAAGGGGCGGCGCGCTAAGATAGCGCTTTACCTTAATACCCTCGAAAAGATTGGTACGCCCGAATATCTTTGGGATAGTTGGTGCATCTTTGTTTTCGAGAAATACCCTAGCGTATACTCTGATGCTAACCACGTGTCGCGAGTACACTGCGACGCACTAGGCTTATAGGAGAAATAACATTGCGCCACAATAACCTCGCAATCGAGATGCGCGTAAAGTTTAGCACGCGTTTCTTAAAGCTTAGTTCTGAGCTTGGTTATCGCAAGCTTAGTGAGATGGTCGGGACCATCACAGAGTTTAAGCCGATCGGGAAGTATGTTCTCGCGCACGTATTGTGGGAACACGACAACGAAGCGACTAGTCACCTTGTAACTAACCTAGTGGAGGTTTAGAGCTATGCACACTATCACAATCCGAAAGAGTGCTGGCGAGCACTCCTTAGTTGTGCAAACAGCTAAAGGGCAACAGCACTATGATTTGTCAAACCTTAACCGGGACCAGCTATCAGGCGTCCGAGAAATGGTCGTGAATTACTTCTGCAACTTGATAGGCGAACCTCCGCTCTATCCTAACACCAAGAGGATTGCATAATGGAACCTTTACCTGTTGACGCTTTCATGGCGCGCAACCTTTCGAGCGAAAGCCCTACAGAACGCCTTGAGAACGAACTTGCGCACGAGCGCTCAGCGCAAGCGCTTAAAGACGCGCACGAACGCGATAAAGAGGGAGACGCGCTAGCGCTCTATCGAAGAGAAAGATATGCAAGGTCCCGCACAGTATTCTTAAGACCCTACCGGACTTCGCCCCAAGCGTAATTCCCGGCCACCTAGTTTTCGCCCCGGCATAGCGTATGTTAAGCCGGGGTTTTTTTTAGCTTTTTATCTCTGTCCCAATTTTTCGACATTGCAAAAATCTATGTGAGCTTCCCTGGGCTATCCTTATAGGGATAGTCCCAGGTCTGGGATTGCTGGGATTTTGCTTGGGATAATTTTGGGATAAATTAGACTTAATTTGGGATTTTCCAGGGTTTGTGCGGGTTTGCTCTGGGATAATTTTGGGATTTGCTTGGGATTTCACGCCTACCTTTTTGGGATAACTCACGCGCTGATTTTGGGATAGATTAAAAAACTCAATAAAATCCCAAGCAAATCCCAAAATTATCCCAGCATTGCTAAGGCCTCATTTTTATGCTAATCTTATGGGGCGTTGAAAAACCCGTCTCAAGAAGGAGCGTGAAATGTATGAACTGACACTGAACAGAAGCGAGCGCGAAGCCTTCGATTGGGTGGGGCATAGGTATGCCTCAAGTGGAGACGACTTTGTGAAGCTGCTGTATAGTTGCGCTCAAGCAAACGGCACCGATATCGAGTGGAGTGCTGACGAAGACATAACGTATAGGGTGCCTGAGCGCGTTGCGTGGCAACTTAATGATCTCGCGGAAAGCGAAGACTACCTTTTCCCATGCTTTAGCCCCGTACTGGCCGGTAAACTGCGGCAATTCTGCGCAGAGATCGTTTAACTTAGGGGGTGCTTAAGATGCACGAGATTATTGTCCCTAGCGCTTCTACTGTGCGAGTGCGGCGCATCACCTACTTTAAGATAGGCTGGTTGTGCGGCAAGCTCTACGCGGGCTTTTGCCTCTCACGGCGCGAAGCTATTACGTGGAGTTGGTGCGCTTGGGCTTCCTATCGCATCGGCTTCGGGTTGAGAGTAGCGCACACTTGGATCACCAGGAGGTAACTATGCCAAAGCTTAAACTTCATTGGGTAGAGCTTGCGAACGCGCGCCACTCATAAGAAAACCCCGGCTCTTAATTGGGCCGGGGTTTTTCTTCGCCT